AGGAAGCTGACGAATGAACCCTGCTGCCCGCGGTAGTGATCGCGGATGCTGGCCATCTCGGCCTGGGTCAGGTTCTCATAGCTCAGCTCCATGGTGAGGTTGCTGACGCGGCTGCTGTGCAGGAACTTCACCTGCCCGCCACCAAAGCCAACCTCACGCGAGACGGCAAAGCGGCCCATGCTGTAACTGCGGCCGGTTGGCGTCAGTGTTGGGTATGACGCTGTGGTGACCGCGCCATAAAGGAATGGCTCCTGCGGCTGCCAGTCCCATTCCTCCCAGAACGTGGCCATCAGTTCGACAGCGTGATCACGCTGGTGCTGACGCTGAAGGTGCCGCCGGAGGAAACCACCTCACCGCTGAAGTCCAGGTAGGCAATCAGCTCATCGGCGCTGCTCGCACCGCCGCGCGCTTTGTAGATCACGCCGCCTGCAGTTGTAAACGTGGCTGATGGCCACGACACCGACGAGAAGGTGAGGATCTTCTTGTTGGTGTCGTTGGTGATGGTGCAGGTGGTGGCGTTGCCGCCAGCGGTGTAACCAGTGCCGCTGATCTCGCTGCTCACATCATTGCGCCGGTCGTGCCCGTCCTTGCTGGCCGTGTAGCCGACACCAACTAGCAACAGCTTGAAGCTGTCAACCGCAAAATCCAGATCACCGTTGACCAGATCAGTCAGCACCGAGTTGTAGACAAAGGAAGCCATGCTGCACGCTCCTGGTGATTCAGTCTATTGTCCAGCGAATTGCAGTAGCCACGATTGGATAAGGAACTGCTAGCACAGATCCAGGCGTGCCCGTAACAGTGCCGCCAAAATCAACCATTGCCAGCGGGTACGATGCGCTATAAATTGGCTCCGATGAACTCGCTGCATCCAAGGGAGTCTGCAAACAAAGCAGCAATGATTTTGCGCTTAGCGTGCCTGATGGCACCCACCTAAAGCAGTTGATTGTGTCACCTGAACCTGGGAATCTTTGAGACGCAGGCCGCAATTCTAAAAGCTTGCTGCCGCGAATTAAACTAGACTCTTGGAGAAAGTCAAACGGGCCAGGGCCGTTATAGTAGGTGTAAAGGTTTTGCACGTACTGACCACCTTTGGTGTAGCCGTTGGCGGTCGGCAGTTCTGTTACGCCACTACCCAGCAGCTGGTCGACGCGGCCGGTGTAGCTGCTGTCGAACTGCGCAACATCAGTGCTGCACAGCAGAGCGAACACCGTTCCTAGCTTTTTGAACCAGAAGGTTTTTGCGTCTTGCTGATCCATGCCATAAGTTGCAAGATACCGAATGGCAGACTGCTGGTAGATGTTGACGGTTACTGCCATTGCTTTATGCCATGGTGAATTTGAAAATGCCAGCAGATGGCCACTGCACAGTAAAGGCTGTGCCATTACTGGCAGTCAGCAGTGCATCAAAATCAATCAACGCAAGCGCTATTGATGCGGTGTACGGATCATTAAGCGATGCTCCATTGTTTGACCTGGCCTGCGGTAGCTCGTAGCACAACAATGCAGATCGTGCGGCGATGCCGGATCCGGTTGCGCTCCATCCAACATCATCGGCCGCCATTGTCAATTCGCCTGATGCGTAGTTAACTCGCACATTCTGCAATGCCTTTCCGCCCTTGGTGTAACCATTGCCAGTAGACAACTCGTTTGCGCCTGCGCTGGAATAGGTGCCGTTCCATTCGCGCAACAACGCATAGCCACCAGTTGTAGACGCTATACCAACGCTTCTAAGGGTCAAGTAAAAGGGGTTTCTGCCTGCAAAAGCAACAGTCTTATCCTTCTGGATAATCCCATAGCGAACAACGTCGGAGATGTTAAATAGGTGAACAGTTACAGCCATGGCTACGAAACCGGGAACCGCAGTCTGAACACAGCAACCAGCGCAGGCACTTCAACAATCACGCCAGGTGCGCCAGCTCTTGATAGCGCCAGCGTCAGCGTCTGTGATGTGCCATTGGCAGCCACGCCACGACCAGCACTCAATCCAATCGCAATGGTCGTAGTGAACGGCAGGATGTCCGCCGTAGGTGCCACGGAGCTGCTCAGCGTCACGCTGACACCATGGCTGCCGCAGGGATAATCCTCAACCATTGGCGGCTCGACATAGCTCCATGCGTAACCCTGCAACGAATAATCAGCCACGTTGCTCACGCCGCTCATCACCTCAGCCGGCAATCCAAAGTTGCCGTATGGCCCGCGGCGCGCCTGGTAGTGCAGCAGGATCGCCAACACCTGCGCCTCGCTCAGGCCGATGAACTCGAGCTGCAGCGTCGAGTCGATCAGCACGTTGGAATGCCGCACGCGGTTCTCCATGCCGTTCACGCCTTGGTAGGCGGTGTTCGGGTAGCTCCCCGGCGTGAACGTCCGGCTGCTTGGTACCAGCGCAGGGAAGGTGCTCATCCGTAGCTATCCAGGCCGTCGTCTGGATTGGTCACGGTGCCGCTTGCTGTGCCTTGCACTGGCACATTGCCGATCAGCACCTCATCCGATGGCACCACAGCATCCTCAACAGCAGGATCAAGCGGTGCCGGTGGGTCGATCACTTGGATGTAAACCTCAGCCGGGATGGTTGAATCCGTCGCGCGGCCGGCATCAGCGTCGCAGCTGGGGCCGGTCTTGGTGGTATCCACCAGCCCAGCTGTATAGGGAACATTGGCCACCGCAACTGCCACGATGCTTCTTCCCAGCGTATCTACTGGATAGTGGATGCACTCGTAGCTCACCACACCTTCCAGCGATTTGCCCATGGTGACCACCTCATAGAGGAAGTCGTGCACAGCCTCGCCAACGCCTACCGATGCGCGCGGCAGCTTGACGCGCACGATGTCGCCAACGCTCACGCTGACGTTGTGCGCCTGGGGCCTTGCCTTGAACGTGACTGAGTGGGTGATGTTCACGCGGCTGGCCAACAGGTAGGCGCCAAACCTGGCAGCGTGCATTCCGCTGGTGCAGAACTCGCTGAGGTCATGCGTCTCGATTGATAGGTTTGTGCGTGCGGTGTCGGAGTAACGCAGCTCCACGGTGCGGATGATGCCGATGTCATCTTCTGCCTGCTGGCGCCACATCACCTGCGCTACAAACGGCTGCCGCTGCGTCAGGTCGCTGTATTCGATGCGGAACGAATCCAGCAGGATCGTATCCTCATCAAACTGATACACCGCCACTGAGCTGGTGGTGTTGACTGAACCATCCTCCAGCGTTGGCACCAGCGGCTTCAGGCCGCGTTTGCCTTGCACGCGGCTGGCACGCACCAAAAAGTAGGGCGCCCACTTCGTGATCAGCTCCTCGTAGTTGATGCTTTCCTTCAGCACGCAGTCACACTTCAAACCATTGGCGCCGAGGAATCGCGCGACCGTGGTCAGGCCTGCTGTATCGATCAGGTTGGCATTCAATCCGCCGATGTTGGCAAGCAGCCAGTTGGTCAGGTCTGCGAAGTTATCGCTGGGGCCAAAGGCCTGATCCGTCAACCGCTGCACATACATGCCGCCGCGGATGAACAGATGCACCTGCCGGTCCCACAGCGTCGAGCCATCAGCCACCTGCCGCGAGAAGCTGAGCGTTGAGATGCCTGGGTAGCTGCCAATGCTGCCGCAGTTCTGCGGGCAGTTTGGCAGTGTGTAGCCACTGCGCTGCACAATGGCATTTTCTGGGATCCAATCGCCCGCGCGACGGTTGAAGGTTTGGGTGTGGCTGCCATGGCGGCAACCGCCGGAGAACACATCACGCACTGGGATCGAATCCATCAATCCCTCGCCCAATACCAGCAAGTAGAACGCTGTGACTTGATTGGTGGCGCTGTTCACAAATCGCGCTTCAGTAGCGCTGGGGCTGATCAACACACCGCCAACGCCGGCCACCTGGCGGCAGAAGACGATCGGCACCACATCGCCCAGGCTGGCGGCTTTCTGTGCCACATCCAGCGGCCTGGTCACCGCCGCCGGTGGCGACATGGCAGGTGGTGGCACGATGCCGGTCTGAATGCTCATGACCGGCGCTGGGTTCAGGCCCTGCGCAAAGAACGGAATGTCAAGCGCTTTGTCGCCACCGGTAGGCGCGGCTGATGGAGTGCTAAGCGGAGTGGTTGATCCCCTGAACGTCATGGCCGGAACCCAGTGCCCATGATCGCGCTGGTCAGCGTGCGTGGTGGCACCTGAGCGCCAACAGCAGCAACCGGTGCGCCTAGGGTCATCTCAAGACTGGTCAGGCTGCCGCTGCCGCCCACCACCTGACCGGTGTATGACGCGATCAGCTCCTGCCCTGTCTGCGGGACATCGTTGCCGTTGAGCGCATCGAACTGATAGGTGGTCAGATCCACCAGGTAGGCATTCTGAAGTGCTGCTTCAAATGCCGCCACCACAATGCCGGTTGCAGGCGCTGTGATGCTGATGTCAGATTCAACGCCGCTGGCGCCTTCTGTAAAGCCCTGCGCTGTGAATGCAACGCTGAGCCAGAGATCACCATTGAGCAGCACGGCCTTGCTGTAGTAGCTCTGCCAGCGGTTGATCGTGACACCAGCAGCTGAGTAAATCCGAAGGTACTGGGCTTGTGCGCGTGCCATTAGGACAGCCCCAACTGAATCCGCGTCGCCGGATTGCGCAGGCTATCAAATACAGAACGCACTGCCGTCCGCAAGCCAGCTTCAAACTCATCAAGCGTGACAAACCTCTTGTTGTCAAATTGAATCACGGGGCCAGTAGTGATCTGAATTATGGGCTCAACGTCAAACGTATTGGTCTGATGAATAGCAAGTTGCTTTGGTTCATCGTCTACTGGCAGGTTTTTATTGGGAGCACTGCCGGTTAAGCCGGCTTCGATGATTTGTTGCTCTAATCGCTTAAAGTTTTCCCGAGTAATGTCGCTTCTTGTGGTTGGTTGCAGGCTGCGCAACCAGGCGCTGTTGAGAAACTTTCGCCACGAAAGCTCAGCGTTGAGCTGTGCAAAATCTTTCAGCCTTGACTCTGGCAGGATGAATTCATTCTGGCCCCCTTCACCCACCATTGCGATGGTGGGTTTTGTGACCAAACCACCCTGAGCAAACTTGGGAATGTTCAGCAATGGAATAGTAGGAATCAGGCCAAGAATCCCACCGAATGGTGACTTTTTCAGATTGGCGACGAGGTTGTTATACCGAAGAACAAAAGCATTGAATGCGTTCTCGAGATTTCGGAAGGCCAACCGCAGTGTATTCCTGAGAATACTGACGATGCCATCCAATGGCGCCTTCAATGCTTTGGCAATACCTGAAAACAATCCAGTCACGAACTTCACCGCTGATTCCCAGTTGCTGCGCCACCACTTGAAATACGCCTTGACTGGCTTCTCCAGGATGTTCTTCACAAAGCCATCCCATCCTTTTTTGAACACACTGCCAAGCCAGGTAATGAACTGACCGAGCGGCTTGCGGAATGCAATGGCCATCGCCACCACCGCCGCCACGGCCAGCACTGTCCAACCGACAGGGCCAGAGAAGAACGCCAGCAACGCTGGCAGCACGGTGCCGCTCAGGAAGGCCAGCAGGCCTGAGAATGCAGCGCTGATGACGCCCATCGCGGGGCCAAGAGCAGCTGCCCAGCTGGCGATGGTGGCCCCAAGCTGCAACGCTGCAATCCCTTTGATAACGACCATCGCACCACTAAGGATCTGCACCAGCGGGCCAAGCGCAATCACCAGGCCGCCAACGGCTGCGATGGTGCCTTGCATCCAATCCGGCAGGCTGCTGAAACCAGTGGCCATCCGGATGACTAGATCAGTGATTGTGTTGAGCACTGGCATCAATGCAGTGCCAAGCTTTACGCTGAGCTCAAGCAGTTTGGTTTGAAGCACCACCAGCTTGTCATTGGCATCATCAGCACCTTTGGCAAACTTGGTTGTCATGGTGATGCCGAGGCTTTCCACTGCCTTGCGGCCACCATTAAGCAGTGGAATCATGTCCGCGCCAGACTTGCCAAATAGCTGG